TTAATGATTGGAGCAGAACGCTTGGGCTAATCGGTGGGCTCGGATCTGGCAAAACTGCAGCGTTTCTTGCTAAGACATTCATCTGCCACATCAGTCGACCAGGCGCAACCGGAAGGAGCAATGTCGGCGTCGGCTATCCATCTTATGGCGACGCGAAGGAATTGTTCTTTTACCCGTATTGCAATATGTTAGAGATGGCGGGAATCAAATACGTAGAGAACAAATCAGAACTTACAATCAAAACAGAACAGGGTCAAGTCAAGATAGTGTCTGCATTCCACCCTGAGCGGATTAAGGGCTTTTCGTTCACCGATTTCGGTTTTGATGAAATTGATACGCTTGATTTGAATAAAGGTAAGATCGCTATCCGCCGGGCAAGAGAACGCTTGCGTGGACGCAAAGATGCTCAATTGTTTTTGGTTTCGTCACCGGAAGGCTTTTCAACCTGTTACGATGTGCTGAAGAAGAATCCGAATCCGGGTACATCCGTCATCCATGCCGATACGCGATCGAACATATATCTACCCGCCGAATACATTAATGATCTGCTGTCTACCTATGATGAGCAGATGGCTATGGCGTATATTAGAGGTCAATTTGTTAACCTGAACAACATGTCAGCACATTACGCGTTCAAGCGCGCTATTCATGTTCATGCTGTGCCGAAGCCAGATATTGGTGACGTGATCCTTGTGGGCATCGATTTCAATGTCAACCCAATGACGGCTGCTTTGTGCTATACCCGCGAAATTGACGGGCGTACACATTACTTTTTCTTTGCCGAATACTATCTTTTGAACGCCAACACATATCTGTTGTCAGATTTACTGGCAGAAGACTACCCGAATCGCGTATTGCGCTGCTATCCTGATCCGACTGGAATTGCGCGCAAGACATCATCTGACGCAAGCGATATAGAAATACTGAAGCGCAAGGGCTTTGATGTGCGGTATCGGCACGGCATCACACAGCGCAGATCTCTCAATATCGCCAATGGCGCATTTGCGCATAATGCTATCCACATCGATCCAAGTTGTGAAAATTTGATTAACGATCTTGAGCAGGTGGTCACCGATGCGGCTGGCGCTATCATAAAGCCAAACGGCACGATGCTGACACATATTTCTGATGCAATGCGCAATATAATCGTTGTTGACGCATTAGTGAAACAAGAACAAACACCGTGGGATGTAGCATGAATTTAGATTTAATACGCAGAGCAAAAGTGAATAGCATAATGCAAGACGATTCACAGCGGCGCGCAATTACGCGCATGGCGATCGACTTTTACAACTACAACCAAGAACCGTATACTTTGGCGAAAATTAAAAGCCGATACCCGGACACATATACCGATCTGCAACACTATATTGTTGCGACAGATTTGTCCCGCGCGCTAACTCGCCAGCTTGCCAAAATATTCCAGCAAGACCCGTCTATCGTATTAGATGGAGCGTCAGATAATTTAGCTAAACATTTTACTGATTTGCTTGATGGCGTGAACTTATTCGGCTCTTTGCGCGTTATTGATCGATACGCAGAGACTTGCAATCAGATAGGCATTGCGCCTATTTTTAATCCGCGAACAGGCAAAATAAAGTTGGACTTCATTACACCGGATCGCTGCATAGTTTGGCAAGATGACGTTGACCCAACCGAAGCCGTAGCTGTGGCTTACACAATCCGGAATAAGTTCAACACTCCGATTGCAGAGCGCTCTGATGTATATGCGCTCTGGACGGATGACTCATATCGCGTAGTGACTCTGAAAACGGATGGAACGATTGACTCAGACATTGAGCCGCCTCAGCCTAATACATACGGTCGCATCCCAATTGCTTGGTTTCGCACCGATATGGCAATTGATTCGTTTTGGCTTGATCGTCAATTTCCGATGGTAGACGCCAACCTGCGCGCCAATATCCAGCTGACCAATCTTGATGTTGCGCTGGATTATCAATCGTTCAGCACGATGTGGACGTCTGGCATGCCTGAAGGCGCGAAGCTGAACGTTGGCGTTCAGCGATACATCAACATTCCTCGCGATCCTGTAACCGGCAATGTGAGCGGCTCTATTGGCTATGCTACGCCATCGCCGCAGCTTCAGACCGTCTGGGATATCGTTAACGACAATATAGCGCTTGCGGCGTCTCTTATGGGCATTAGCGCGGAAGCAATCAAGCAAGGAAGCTCATTCAGCTCCGGATATCAATTGCGCCTATCAAAATCCGATGTGATATCGTATAACGTGGAAAAGCGATCTATCTATCGAGAGCCATTGCGCGATCTCGTGCAGCTCATCATGGACTGCAAACGGCTTAATAGCAATGTCAACATGCCGGAAGCTGCCGACATAAAGATTGACTTTGCCGACATCGCGATTGAACAAAATCCGTTAGAAGAAGAGCAGGTTCGCTCGCTGAAGATTTCCAATGGCACAATGAGCCGCGTAGACGCCATCATGCTGGACAACCAAGACTTGAGCCGTGAAGATGCGGAAAAGGAAATTGAGCGCATTGACGCCGATAACAATCGCTTCCGCATTGGCGCAGCAAACATTGATCAGGGCTTGTTTGATGAATAAAGCAGTTTCGACTAAAATTGATCAACAAACCGCGTGGTTTGAGCGCAACATGCAGAAGATTGCGAGACGATTGGATGAGCGCATTTCCTCATTAATCCGCGAGCTTGACTCCGGTAGCGGGCATCTGCTGAACACAGAAGAGAACATCCAGCTGTGGGCGCAAATCTATGGATCAATTTTAGAAGAACTTAGTGCATCCGGATACACTGAACTTGTATCTCGGTTAAACGATAAAGAAAACGATTTACTGCGCACAATGAAAAAGTCAAGCGTCCCCGGAGCGGTTCCTTTGGCATTCACGCAGACAAGCCAATCTGCGATAAGTGCATTCAACTCGCTATGGAATGCGCGGATTGGCAATCTCGGCAATGATGTGGCGCGCCAGATTCATGCCATTATTGGAGACAGTATTTTTGGCGGAACGAACATCAACGATCTCGTAAAATCGGTTAAAGCAATACTGGATAAGCAGCTTGTGCGCTATGCTACCACCTATGTGAACACCAGCCGCGCAAAGTTTATCCAAATGATGCAATACGAAGCCGCTCGCAATTATGATGGCGAATTGTTTTGGATATACGAGGGTCCGGAAGATGATGTTACGCGTCCGGTATGTCGCGAAGGCACCGGTATGGATGTTAATGCGATGTTTCCTAATGCGCCATATTTTACCGAAGAAGAGCGCATCGAATTTGAATCTTATAGCGCACCGGAGCGGACATATAACTGCCGCCATTCCTTTATGCAAATAACAAAAGAATACTATTACGATCACGTGAGGTGAATATGGCATATCGTAGAATTGATGACAATGATACCGTTGAAATCCGCAGAGCGCAAGGCGGAAACAAACCTGAAACGCGCACTGTTGCGGAATTAAACGAGTATTTCAGCAAAGAAGAGGACACGCGCTTATCCGCGCTTGAAACCGATTCGCAAAAAGCCGCGCGGATGCCGGAAAACGCACCAGCTACACCGGTCGCGGCAACGGGAAGAGCATTTGAGACCAACACGCTAACTTATACCGCCAAAACAAAGGGAGCGGCTGGCAATAGCATCGTAGTGAAGTTGATTGACCCAGAAGAAGACGCCACGGCTGAAACCGTGTCCGTTAACGGCAGCACAATCAATGTAACGCTTGCGTCTGCAGAAGGCGCAATTACAAGCGATCTTGATGCGGTAAAGGCGGCTATTGAAGGCAACACTGCGGCAGATGCACTCATTACTGTAGCCGTTGGCGGCACGGGCACAACGCTCGTATCCGCAGACGAGACCACGCTTAAGGGCGGAATTGACGGGACGGTGGGCAAGGCAGGCGAACTCAGATATAACGACACCACTCTATTCGTATCAGTTGGCGCAAGCACTACTGCTGTATCTAATTGGAAATCAATAACATTTAAAGAATGAGGACAACATGGCACTAAAAGAAATCTTGGATAAGATTACGAACGCACTTCCTGCTGATGCGGGAAACGACATTCTTTCTCTGCTGGCAGATGCCAAGCGAGAGGCTAACACCGTGCTTGCAGATCTATCTGCAGCAAACAACGAATCAAAGGAGCGCAGATTGAAGCTTGCCGAGATGTCAAGTCAGATTGATGCGCTTAACGCTAAACTGGCGGATGCCACAAAAGCGGATCCAGAACTTGATTCGATTAAAGAGAAGGCTATCAAATATGACGAGCTTTTGCAAAGCAAGCAAACAGAAACACTGAACCTATGGAAAGCTAAACATCAAGAATTGCAAAAGATTTTGTCAAGTGATACGGATAAGCGCAAAGACAAGATTGCCGCGCTGATGCCTGACTTCTCAATCCCGGCAGACGGCGAAGAGCTTGATGCCGACACAGCCGCACAAAACCTGAAATTGTATTCTGTATTGGAAAAAGCGGGAGCATTTGCCGATCCTGCTGATACCAAAACGGATTTCCAGCGAAAGAGCAATCCGGGTGGCGGCGAAACCAAAGAACCATACACCTTCGGCAAAGCATTACAAAAAAAAACATGAGGTAAAACATGAATATCAGAGATTTTCTTATCTCGCTACAAAGCGAACAAGCGCCCATCGTAACCGACTTGGTTAAAAGCTTGGGTATTTTAGAAACGGCACAATTCGGATTCAGCAGTGATTATCTGCGCCATGAGTTTGAAGTTCAGACAGATGATGGCGATGCCGCCGTACGCGCAATCAATGGATCAATCGTAGCCACAATGTCAAACAGCATCCTTGGCAGCGTTCAACTCCCGGCTATCGAGCGCCTGGTTGAAATTGATAAAGGGCTTGCCAAGAAATGGGGCGGCATTCAGGGCTTCTTGAGCGATAAGAATCGCACAACCGCATATATGCGCTCAATCCTACAGCTACTTGCAAAGGCAATGATTTATGGTGATAATGCTACTCACGGTGTAGCTGGAGCGTTCAAGGGATTGCATCAGATCGCCAAGGCTAACGGCAATGTAGTTGCACAGCTTTCCGGCGCTTCCGGAAGCAGAACATCAATCTTTGCCGTGCATTGGAATGAAGGCGAAACCCAGATTGTGATGCCACAAGAGGCTAATGGCGACATCGTTCAAATCGAATTGGTCGGCGGTGGCACATTACAGGCTCCTACCGCAAACACCTCCACAAACGCGCGTCAACTTGTTTACGGAGCTAACTTCTGGGCAAATGCCGCTCTGTGCGCTCCATCGAAGGCGTCCGTTGCCGCAATCACCCAAATCGATAGCTCTCACAAACCCATTGCTGCACAGATTGACTTGCTGATTGACGCGGTCAAGGGTCTTGCTGATGGCAAAACGTTCCTGTATATGAATCGCGAAGGACGCAGATACATTAAAGAGCTTAAAAACACCAAGCTAAGCATGGCTCCCGGCGATACCGGCTACAACACCGTAGTATCCGATTGGGATGGCATCCCGGTCGTTCTGGAAGAATCAATCCTCAGCACAGAAACCACTGCGCTGGACTAAAAAAGAGGTAAATAATGGCTTATAAAAATCGTTCCTATGTCGTGGATCAAAAATTGATCCTTAGCTCCGCACAAGCCCTGCCGAACAACACAAGCGCAGATTCCACCAATGTCGTTGACTTTGGCGGAAACTCTGGCGGACTTGCCAAAATTGTAGTCAAGGCAAACACCAACATCGCTGTTGCAAACACATATAAATTGACCATTGTAGCCAGCTATGGATCCACCAGCACACCGACCGACACGCTGGACAAGGTGCTCTTTACCAAAACAGCTGGGGCAGCTGGCTTTTCTTATGCTGCTGGAGACACCATCGTAGAAGAGATTATCCCGGATTCGCTCCCGGATAACTATCGTTTCCTTAAGCTAACCTATACCACCACAGCCAATGAGTCTACTGAGAAAGTTGATGCCTATGTGGTGATGACCTAACACTCCCTCCTAAGCGGGGCGGTTTCCTCCTTGCCGCCCCGCACATTTAAGGATGTATAATGAAAACACTTGCAACGCTTGACACGATCTCACGCTGGGAAAAAGAGATCAATAACCTTGGCGGATATACAGAATCATGGGGCTTGATCTCTGTTTCTAATGATTCACCGGCTACGATTTCGGTTTCTAATAATGTTGCCAAAGGGATATTTGCTCTTGCCACGGGCGGTTTTTCTTCCGTTGCGGCAGAGAATAATCTTTTGAGTATCCCGCCGGCGCAGACTGTATCTGTTGCGCTTTACGATTCCGGAGATGCGCACATTGATACATTTGCGCTCAATGAAGGGCATGGCGTTTATCTCTTTGGCGCAAACGGCATTGAAACCGGAACGCTGTCAGACGCGTCTGCATGGACGGTGTGCCAAGCTTCGCGTACATGGCAAGACAAAGTTGATATTGCGCATCTTGTTGTTGAGAATGATGTATTGACAGCGCTTTATAATCGCCTGAGCCAATACACTGATTCCGAAATTATCGATGCAATAACCAACATTGACGCGCTTGCGATTGCTGTTGACATGAAAGCGCTGGAGCTTATCTATATGGATTTAGCGAATAGCGGATTCAATCAATTGTATCAAACCAAGGCAACAGAATACGCGCGCCGATATGCGGCTGAACTGCGATCCGCGATTCAGCGGATTAACATCAATATCGATGGCAGCGCAAAAGATCCAAATCGCATCGTAACGCAAGGGATGTTGTCAAGATGAAGATTGATACTATCTCAGTACCGCGCACAAATTTGCGATTTTCGGTCAGCGCATCTGCCATGAAAAAAATCGGTGATGACGCCGTCCGCATGATGATAGACAGAACAAAGAAAGGCATAGATATTGATGGCATGCCATTCGCTCCATATTCGCCACAATACGTCAAATACAAGGGCGAAGCCGGGCGCGTTACTGATCCCGTTAATCTACAATTTAATGGCGAGATGCACCGCTCAATGGTGGTCGTGGCTACGAACAATAACGCCAATATTAGCTATGGCGATCGCCAGCGCGCATTGATTGCATTATACCACCAAACCGGGAACGGTCAACCGCAGCGCAAGCATTTTGGCCTTACATCGGAGCAAGCGCGGCGCATTATGGATATGCTAACGGCTGAAATTCGCAAGGCGGTGAAAAGTGACAAATAAAATAGAACCGGTTAAAGAGATTGTCCGCACCCGGCTAATAGCCGCTGGCATCAAGCGCTGTTTGGATTATCCTGAGCAGATTGACGCTATTGGTAATTTCCTGCCAATGGCATTCTTGCGCTCCGGTAACACGCCCGTAACGCCAGTGCCAAGCGGATGTGTTCTGCTTGACTATGCGCTCACAATATACATTATCTCACAGACGGGGATTGCCAAGACAAAGCACCACGAAGACTTGATCTTTGCTTGCGCACATAGCTTGATGCAAGATCTCAACATGGGCGGGACTGCGTATTCGGTAAATCTATCAGAGCTTTACTTCAACGACTCAATTCCGTATGTCACCGACGCGCAACCGCAAAACAGCATACAAACAAGTTCAATAACATTATCAATACAAATAAAGGACTCACGACTATGAAAATGAAATCAATCAATGGTAAGCGCATTTACGGCGTTTACGATGGCAAAGCGTATCTGCTGGACGGCGAGCCAAGAGACTATCCAGAAGCCGTCAAAATGGCATATGCCGATATCTTAATTGACGCAGAACCTGCACCGGAAGCAGAGGAAGCAATCGAACCGGATGACAACGAATATGATGGAGGCTACTAATGGCTAAAAGATTTGGAAATCAATACAGAATCGCTATTGGCAAAGAGACAAGCTACGGTAGTGGCTTCACACAGATGAGCGGAACGCCTGCAGTCGGAAGCGTGGCATGGACTGATCTGCTTGTGCATTCCGGCGTAATCAATATGACGCCCACAATCAACACTGCTCAAACGACATACAAAAGCGGATTGACCGTATCGCATCCATGTGAAGAAGTGCAGACCACCTCGATGGGAACCGTTACCGTTTCTGGCGACGCAACTCATGACATCCTCGAAAAATATATTGGTGGAGTGATGCTTACAGAAGAAGGATTTCCACCGCGTACTTTGTTTCCCGCAAACACAGCAAATATCCCTTCTTTTGTGCTGTATCAAATTTGGGATGATGCTCCCTCTGAAGGGAAATTCAAAGTTAATCGTGTAAAGGGCGCAAAATTGCAACAGCTTGTCATTACTGGTTCACAAGGCGAGCTTATCCAGTTTGAGGCGACATTCGAGACGCAGACCGTAGAGCGCGAAGTTCAGCAAGAAATAACTGGCACTGATCCCGGCAGAAGATGCGGAACACCGCTTCAGTTTGGCGATGTAATTGCGACTTTGGCGATGGGCAATGCGGCTACCGCATTAGACACGTTCTCCATAACATTCACAAACGAGTTTACTGCCGATGCGTCCAAATTTGCCAATAATATGACGCTGTTCAATCCGCATATCATAAAACAAGGCGGTGAGATTAGCTACACATGTAATTACGACAGTGCTGGAGCGGAAATTAACTTAAGCATCATTAGCGACCCAGACACGATTAATGTCGACATGATAACTATAATGTCTGGAACAAATTACTTTCAGGCTATTATTCCCAGTATCGCAACATCGCTTGATCTGCCGGACGTTGAGCGCGATTACTTCAAACTTAACTACACAGGTCGCATTATAAGTGATGGCGTAAGCAATGTGCCAGAAGTTGATATCTCAAACGCATAGGAGATAAACAATGAGCAAATTCAAAAACTGTTTCGCTACGGCGAATGATATGCGCGACTATGATATCGTCATTGACGGTGAGATCGTAGCGAAGGCGCATACTCTGACGATTCAAGATAAAGCGGAAATCGAGCGCTTCAGCATATCGAAAACGCACACATTGGAAGGCATGAAGATTGACATAAACTCAAATATGCACATGCTCTACACCGTTCTAAAGGCAATTGACTCGTGGATTATTGACGAGCCGCTAAACGAAGAGAACCTTGGCAAACATCCGATGCTTCTGCAAATGTTCAATGCTGTAAGTGCGCATGAAGAGAAAGTTGCGCAAATGGTGCTTGGTAATGAAAAAAACTAATCAGATCGGTAGAGGTTTTACTACGCACGGACCCTACCGATCCATTCCGAGATAATAATATGAAAACTTCCATGTGCCGTCACTGCGAATTAGACCAAACCTGCGAAAAACTAAAGGATTACCCTAAAATCAGTCCGCTATCCGCGTGGCTGATTAAGTGGCATTATGAAATTGAGGCAGGATTTGCGATCTATCCGCGTGGCGGCTCGTGGGAAAATCAACCGCAATGGTTCATTGACGGGATCTCATTAGTGCGAGCAACGGTGGCAAAAGTCCAAAAAGAACTATCCGAAAAAGAGAGTAGAAAACGTGGCAGATTATAGCGGAGAACTTAAATACAGAGTAACGGTTGACGGTGCAGAGGCTTCACAAGCAAAGCTAAACGGATTGGGCGCATCGTTCAAGAGCATCGCTTCGACCGTCGCAGCAAGTGTCACAGCGATGGTGTCATTCCGGAACGCAATCGAGTTTGCTACCGATGCAATATCAAACTACGAGAATGCGATCCAAGCGACACGCCAGCTTGACGCGACCCTGGTGTCCACCGGCAGAGCAGCAGAATTCACCTCGCAAGAACTCAAGAATATGGCTTCAGAGCTGCAAAGGCTAAGCAATTTCGGTGACGAAGACATACTGCAGGGCGTTACGCTGCAGCTGCTTCGCTTTGATGCCATCAGTAGGGATATCTTCCCACGCGCACAGCAGCTTGTAATTGACCTTGCCGAATCTATGGGCGGCGTAGAAAACGCTGCAAGAACTCTTGGCATATCTTTGGCGGACCCGGCTCTTGGTCTCACGCGCCTGCGCAGAATAGGTGTGGCTTTTAATTCCACACAGGAAGCGCAAATCAAAAACTTTATAGAAACAGGTAGGGTAGCGGAAGCACAAGCGGTTTTGATGTCTGCGTTAGAGGATCGTTTTGGCGGATTGGCTTTGGCGTCTGTATCTGCGACTACGCAAATGAAAAACGCTTGGGGCGATTACTTAGAAAGCGTTGGATCTTCGCTCTCCTTTTTCGATGGAGTCAAACGCGGCATTACTGCAATGTTGGTCAGTGTAGCGGGGGCGCACGATGTTACATCGAAATCCGCTCAGCTTGCTGCGCTGGAAACACAAAAAACTTGGGGTGAGGCAACAATAAACATTGGCAATATTATAGCCGATATATCTACCGGAGTTGTTGCTGTTATACATGGCGTGATCAAGGCGTTTGATTTTGCCGGGAAGGCGATCCCCAAAGCGCTTAAGCTCGCTATGGATGGGTCGTATTTAGTCGTTGCGTCTGCCATGAATTCTATCGTTGACCTAATTGTCGCACCAATCGAAGGCTTGTTTAATGGTATTGATGCAGTTTATGCCAAAATAACTGGGAAATCGCTTGGTATTACCAATGCCTTTGATGCTGTCCGCTTCGATGTTACCGGGATAAGGGCAGACATCTCCAGCAGCGCAGACGATCTTTCTGCATTATGGAAAGACGTTAAAGAGTTTTATCGCACGTGGGGAGATGTTGCCTCCGGTATCGCGACAGGAAAATTTAGCAACGTAGACGAACAAATTAAATTGCTGCACGAAGGCATTGACGCACAGCGTAAAGCGATAGAACAAGGGCTAACCGGGATTGATGTTCCTGATTTGGATTTCGGAGACATAAGTGGCGTCAACGTGGACACCACCGAAGTTGAAAATTACTACTCAACTGTCATGGCTCTAAACAACACGGCATCGCAGCAGATCATGGACAAGTACAACAAAATGCGTGCTGCGCTTGACGAATATTTGCGCGCCAACACCGAAAGTCAAGAAGAGTATCAAAACAAGCTTAGACTTGGTCTGGCGGAAATCGCCAAAGCAGAAACGCGAGAGCTAATGGCAGAACGTGAAAAACAGCTATCTGATTTAAAAATGTTTGTTGATGCAGTGAGCGGGCTAAATGCTTCCGAAATTGACGTCATTAAGAGTAAATATGCGAAAATGCGCACCGAAGCTGAAGGGTTTTACAGTGAAGGCTTGATTTCAGAACAGGCATACCAATCCGCGCTTGCGCAAATACGGCAGGCTGAAGGGGAAGAGATAAAATCATTTGAACGGCAAAGACTGGATTTTCGTGTTCAAACTCTTGCCGGGATTGCGGGATTAGAAAGCTCATACATGGCAGAGCGGCTAAAACAGATCGAACTTGAAACTGAGAACCTCAGAGAAGCCGGATTGACAGAAGGTGAGATTCATGCATGGGTGCAAAAACAAAAGCTTGCACTTGAAACTGAAATTGAACAGCGCAGAATTGACCAAATGTCTGAATATGAGCGCTATGTTCTGGACTCCAATAAGCGGATAATGGACACGCTGGAAGACTCTCTTGCCAACTCACTCGCAGACATGCTTTCCGGGACCAAATCCGCGCTCGATGCGTGGAAGTCTCTCTGGGCAAACATAGCCCAAGCTATCATTGCAGAGATCAGTAAAATCATAGTCAAGGCATTGTTTGCCAATACGCTGCTAACAAGTCTTAAAACAGCAACGGGCAACATTGCCGCGTTTTTCAAAGGGCTTCATTGGCCCCGACACAATGTGAACCAAGCCGATTTTGATCCGTTCGCGATACCGATACGTTCCGCTATCGATAATAATACGAACCAAACCACAAGTGCGCTTGATGAGCTGAACAACACAATCATGAATTTGAGTCTTTCACCTCGTATCGTGATTGGTCAGCCGGCTCCGGATGCGCCTACCGTAAATGTGGATGTGAATCCGATACTGAGCTTCTCTCCGGAGTTCATGCCACAGATTTCGCTAAATCCGCAGATTCAAAACTATATTGACATGCCGCAAATCGTGAATAATATAGCAATGCCTCAGATCGTGAACGATATCGATGTGCCTGCAATAAACAATAGCATTATTCCACAACAGCAATCAATTGACCTTTCCCCTCTGGCACATTTATTGGATTCAATCATGTTGGCACGGCAGGAACGCACAGACCTCCAGAGCTACGGAGTAACCGAAATGATGACAAACACAGTAATCCGGCAAGAGCGGGATAATCGTGCGTTAGATTCGCTATCAGAGCGCATTGAGAAGCTTGCCACGGCAATAGAAAACAATAAGCCACAGATTTACACTCAGGTAATTGAAGGCGTCCCATTCCATAATGCAATTAGAAGAGCGGCGGCGGTGGCAAATGAATTATAGACTGATCTACCGCGTTTATCATCATTTCGGTTACTCTGTTGCAATATTCGACGATCTGATTGATGTTGATATTACACCCTTGAACGCGAATACTGATGATCTTTTTTCGTTCTCTGGGCGCAAATGCACCATAAAAATGCCCTATGATGATAACGCTAAATCTTTATTTTATGATAATGATAATCCAAATGCGGTTTATCCAGATTATATGCGCGGGCAGTTCGATCTGGTAGATTTAGACGATCCTGGTGATTCCATTGTGTTTCGTGGCATGGCAAAGCTTGAGTTCATTGAGATTGACGAACTGCGCTCAGAGATCAAGCTCCGCCTTTCTGATGCGCTCGATGTGTGGATTGACATTGCTAAGCACACTGATTTTACAGTCCCAGAAGGGGATGTCAAGACCGTTGCCATGCGCGTGGGAAGTGGAGACTACACCGTTGTTGATTTTATGCGGGAAATAATGACCGGGTTTCCAACCCAAATGCGGGGCATTGACCTGTTTCACTTCTTGGGAATTTATGCGGAGAACGTCAACCTTGTATTTAATCAATATGCAAATGATTTTATGCAGTGGCCTACCAACTCAAGCCTATCGTCTACGGCTATGTTTGCGTCTCAATTCGGTGCTTACGTGTGGCAAACTGAACCCGATGTCATTAAATTTACACTGTTCTGGGTGTTTCGCGAAAACATAGACGCATGGGAACTTGGTCTAAAAGCAGAAATCCGCGCGTGGTCTGCCAAGGTGTATCTCGCTAATCCGTTCCAGCCCATAGAGGAAGATTCTGGATATATCCGCAACATCATGAACGAAGTTGACCTAAAGTTACGCCTTAGCAGAGCACAGCTATATCCGCCAAGCGTATTAAACCAAATTAAATTGCTTGATCTTTCCAGATCGCCTTTGTATGGAGGTGATGAGCTTCCCTTTATTCCGTCCTATGATCCGCCCTATCCTGATCCTGCAACACCTTTTATCATTAGCTATGCAAACGACGTATGGAATTATAGCGGATATATTCAGCTTGATCCAGTTACGATCCCACCCGGATCATATAACTATGCAAAGATACTGCGAGCCATGATAATGGCAAACAGGCTTGCTGTTTTTTCCGGACCCGATGCGATAACGATAAAACAACATCTAATCGATCCAACAGCGGATACATTGGAAGCTACTGCTATATCCGATGATGACATAACGCATCTACAAATCCGGGGAACGCTGGGCGAAATGAACACGCTTGACGATATTAGCGCACTTGGCGGAGCGAGCGCCTTGATTGTTCCGCTTCAACAGATATATAGAAACATGTTGGGGAACTTCCGTAAACAAATAAGCTTTTCCGTGCGTTCAAGCATAGCAAACAATCTACAGATGTTCAGCAAGATAAGTATTCACGGAAAAGTATATTTTGTAACGTCAATTGGGCATCCAAATGATAACGGAACAACAGAAATAATTGCAATAGGAGAAAGATAGATGAGAATGATTTGGGGCTTTGGCGGCGCTAAATTTTCGCAGCCGGATAACGAGCTATATACAAAAACATTCCCAAACGCAATCGGCACAATGTGGGTAGAAGAGGAGTCATCGTCATGGATTACGCGCAGCTGGAAAAGCGTCAAGGTCGTTCATGGCTATCGCGTATATATGCGCATCCGGTTATTCAATGTCGATTTAGGCATGAATAATGCGCGCCAAATTACCGGGCTGTTCAATATTCTATCAAACTGCCACGAAAGCGGGATTATGGTATATCCGCGATATAGCAAAGCGACGGGATCAACCGAAGGATATCTTTGCCATTTAAGCGGAAGCGTCTCTCCGCAGGATATTGCCAATGTTCCGGTCGGGCAATGGATTGATCTCGAATTTAAGAGCATTAATCTGGTGAGCCGCATACCAACCGCAAGCGATTATCCGGACTACTATAACTTGATAACCACCAATGGTGACAACATAACTACAACAAACGGTAACAATATTACAGTGAGGAAACACTAATGATAGACATAACAATTCAAGATCTTGATCTAATTACATCGCCATCGCTTTTGGCGAATGGTGATATTTTCCACTTTCAAGATGTATCGGATGCATACACCGACAAGGTAGCAGCTTTATCGGCAATAGCAGAATTTATTTTGCGGGAGAAAAGCATTCCCTCCGTGGGAAGTGAAATTGTGACCGATTCGGCAACACAAACCTTGACAAACAAAAAGCTTACATCGCCTAAGATCAATAGTGACACTACGATCACCGCTAATGGCGCAGACATCAACAAGCTCTCCGGCATGACATCAACCACAGCCGAGCTTAATAAGCTACATGGCGTGATCGCAAGCACGGCAGAAATCAACTACCTAACTGGCGTCACAAGCAGCATTCAAACGCAAATAAACAATATCGCAAACCAATCTCAAGATGTCACAAGCAGAATATATCATTATTCACCCGGAGTTATTTCTGGAGTAACATCGCAAATCATTAACGAAGCGACACTAAGGGCAGAATACGGAATTAACTCAAGTTATAGGGTTGATCCTGATTCAATAAGTGTAAGCGTGTATAAGCTTGAAACCGAACGCTGGTATTTGCTCCCGCCTGCATCAGCTACCGAAGGTATTATATTTTTCAACACCACCACAGCAGGACCAGCCAGTCAAACCGTATTAAACAGCATAAACGTAGCGCTCTCAAGCTCAGAGTCTTATCGGATTGTAGTTAACTATAAAGTTTTAGCATTAGCAGGAGTATAACATGAAACATTTACAAATCGACCCTAATGGAAATCCTATGCCGGTATTTTTCCCCGGCACAAAAACCGCAAACGCAACAATCAAAGTAGATGGCACAAGTTCAAGCGCCGCAACCACAAATGCAATTCATGCAACCGAAAATACGGTCGTTCGGCTTTTAGCAGATGCTGATTGCCATATCGCCATTGATACGGCTCCCATTGCCACGGTGGGCGACATCCCGTTGACCGCAGGATTGCCTGAGTTTTTCGTAATCAGTGCCGGAGCTAAAATCGCGGTTCTTGGCGCAAACCTTTATATCACCGCACATACAGGAGCATAACCATGTTTGACGCAATACTTTCCAACATCGACAAAATGCAGGCTATAGTCGTAGCCTTATCTGCGCTTATCGGCGCAATCGTGACATTGGTGATCACGTGCATCCGTGAATACAAGCGCATCCGCAAAGAGATAGCCGCAGAAGAATTCAAGGAAATCGCCGCACCATTCTGCAAGATTGCCGAAACTGAACCTATGAAGGTGCTGGAGACTTTGATTAATCCGCCCGTAGACAGTTTGCCTTCCATCGCCAATAGCAATGAGGGCAAGGCGTTAATCGTAGGGCAGGCAGCTATCGAGAAGGCGCAGAAAGAGAATCCGCGCTTACTGAAGAAACTCGGCATCAATAGCGCAGCCGATGCCGTTCCTCTGGTATCGAGCTCGTATAAGCTCATCAAACCACTGGTGAAGAAATGAGCGGTCTCGGCTTAGGTCTCGGTCTCGGTCTCGGCGCGCATCGGAAGGGCGGTCTGCTTCCTGAGACGAAGGCGGTAATTGATGCTGCTATGTCCGCAGGTGGTGAAATCCGCTATCAAAATCAACTCAATACGTTTATCGGTGCGCTTAAAGCTGCGTCAATATGGGATAAGTTTGATAGGTTGTATCTCGCTAATTATGAGTCCATCGGTTCTCGTTTGAATCTGATAAATCCCGCTATCTCAGCAATTAATATCAACACGGTATTGTTCACGGATAAGCGTGGCTGGAGCGTGACAGACGGGTATTGCGCTTTAGACTTGAACGTCAACCTAACACCTGGACTATCAAACTCAGCAACAAAATACGTGAACGGTTCAGGCTCACTCATGATATATCTGCTTGACAGCCTTGACATGAATACGAACACCTTTGCGGCAATAATCGGCTCGCATAATGGATTTAACGCACAGCAAAACTATATATACAAATCATCTTCAAGTGTCAACGTTATGTTATTCGCACAGTATCAGAGCGCAAGCGCTCTTGCTGACAGACCAACGGCAACCATAGGAGCGCCCGTAAAGGGATTGCTTGCCACATCCAGAAGCACGGATGCTTTACACTATCTTAGAGCCAACAAGACAATCTATGCTGGCAACAACAACAGCTATGCGAATAACATCTATATTGACGGCAATGTGTATTCAATAAACTTAAACAACAACGGAACGGGTAGCGTATACCCTTTGCTAAATATTGCAACTCCTTTCCACGCAGTGGGCGGGCATATGACAAACGCAGAAATGACTACCCTTGAAACCATTATAGAGAATTACCTGACAAGCATTGGAGTGGTATTATGATAGCGATAAAATTAACGATAGCGAAAGCTGACAGTGTGCGTGGCAATTATCCGCATAACCATAGGCTTGAACCCATCAAGATAGGCAGTTATTACTATCTACCTGCATCTGTGCTTGAGATTACCGCTTATGATGGGACGCTGGACATACTGAACGATTGCCCAATAGTACACATAGAGCCAGAGGTGGAAGATGAAATTAACTAATACTCACAAGCATTTCGTGCTAATGCTTTTGCTTGGCATACTCGCATGGGCGTTTGCATTTATCGGCAAAGCGCAGGGATTGGGATACTTCCCGAATATCGCTGCATTTATGATTACGGTATATGTGGAGTATCGGCAATGGTCACGAAGCGGAAAGCCGTTTATGGTGCTACTAAAACAGCGTGGGCTGGATAGCTTTGTTGATATCTTGGCGGGCAATGCTGGATTCTTTATCGGATACAACGTGCTGTTGAGACTGTTTGCTGGAGGATGGGCAATATAATGGCAAAACTAAGCAAGAACTTTGACAGCTCAGAGTTTGCGTGTAAATGCGGATGTGGATACGATACGCCAAATCCAGAGCTTATCCGAATGCTACAGGTAGCACGTGACCTATACGGCAAGCCAATACGCATCACAAGCGGATGCCGATGCATAAAGCACAATCGCAATGTGGGCGGAGCTTCAAACTCCGCTCATTTATCGGGCAAGGCTGTTGACATCGCCACCCCCACCGGTGAATCTCGCTATCTGATAATCGAGTCACTCATGGCAGCTGGATTCAAGCGCATAGGGATAAACTTCAAACAACGATTCGTTCACGCAGACATAGACGATTCAAAGCCACACCCCACGATCTTTAGCTACTAAAACAGCCATTTATTAAGGAGTTTAACATGATTACCAATCTCAAAAAACACGCCCTCGTAGGCTTTGCCGTCGGGTTTATTTCAGCCATCCTGGTGAATTTCCTTCCCTGGATGGACAAGGTTCCAGGGCGTCCGGCCAACCCGCAGGTAAACAAGACCTGGATTATTGGGACAGTAGCCTGGATTGGCATTATCCTGGCGTGGGAACTGCTGCAGCTCCTAACCAGTAAAAAGAAGAACCAGTACATCAGCAACAAGTGGTTGGACAGCCTGGCTGACATCGTGGTGGGCTGGGTGGCGTTCATGCTTCCCTGGTCAGTATTGGTGTTGGGCAGTTATGGCGGAAACCTCCTGAGACCGTAACAGATGTCAAAATTCACGCAGCGCCAACACAAGGCCCTGGCTGAAATAGCAGCCAGAACAGCGCACCTGCGCCCGTTCGCCGATTGCAGCCCGCAGGTGCGCGCCGAGCGTATTGAGCGCGCTACAGGTGACGGGTGGGGGGCGTTCTCATATTTTTGTGAAAGGAAGAAACGATGGACATTAACAGTATCGACACATTGAGGATAGATGGCATAGACTATGCTGTGTCCATAATCGAGCCAAACGAACTTGGGGCCGCTATCGATGGCGAAATAAACTATGGACAGCAAAAGATTATCATAAAAAACATGAAACCGTCTGCGTGGCTGCAAACGATATGGCACGAGATAATCCACCACATCGACACATATCGCCTGCGCAATACGTTATCTGAAAGCGATATTGACACCATAGCTACCTCAATCAATGCGATCCTGCTTGATAACCCCGACCTCACTATGGAAATTTGGCAGGTAGCAACATCAGGCAATTTCACAATAGAGGACGATGCGGATGCAGACGAAACTGATTGAAATTCAGGCAGAAACTGCAACTGTTTATTTTCTTGGCGATATTCATGAAGGTGCCGCCAATCACCAAGCTAAGGCTCTCGCGAAAGCGATTGACATTATCGCCAACGATTCTAATGCATACTGGATTGGCATGGGCGACTATATAGACGCCATCAATCACCATGACCCCCGCTTCAATCCGCTGGAAATCGCACAAGAATACAATATCAAAGACCTTGCCGATTTGCCAAAACGCCAGTGCCAAAAGCTGGCGGATAAACTGAAACCAATAGCTCATCAATGCCTTGGGCTTGTCTCCGGGAATCACGAGGATTCGCTTCGCAGGAATAGCATATTTGATCCGACCGGATATCTTGCTGAGCTGCTAAAAACAGAATCGCTTGGCGGAAAAGGCTGGGTTATTTTGCGATTTTTGCGAGCCAAAGGACATGGCAACAATGCGGCAGAAACATATCGCATCTGTGTAGCACATGGCACAGGCGGCGGAGGGATGCGGGAAGGATACCCGATTAACAAAGCATACGATGTGTTCCGCTGGGATGTAGCTGACGCGTGCGTGATGGGACACATCCACAAAATGCAGACGGATAAAGCAGAATTCATGTCATGCGACTACAACACAATCCGCATAAAAAGAGCATGGTATGGTACAAACGGCTGTTTCCTATCGAAATCGGAAATCGGAACAGACGGATACTTCGAGCAGAAACCCGGTAAGCCTTCTGATATCGGGATGCTGAAATACACAATCAAAACCAAAATACGAGACAAATCAACCGCTATAACTTCGCTGGAAAAAATATACATCTAAGGACTGACAAATGGGAATCACAATTGGGAACGTAATCACATTGGGACTCGCAGTGGTTTCATTCATTTTCGGATACGCTACGCTCCATCAGAGAGTGAAGCAATTGGAATCTAAAATCAATGAAATTGACACGTTGCGACAGGACATCCGCAACATTAGCGACACACTACAAAACCTGATGGGGAAATTGGATATTTTCATCAAAATACAATGTGATAAAGAATAATGCCCATCGTCTCCTTCCTTATCGCTCTGCAATACGGGCGGTTTCTTTGCGCAATAAAAAAGCCCCAGCGAAATAAACAACCGAGGCTTTGGAGATACCGAACCAGTTTTCATAATCGAATATTATTTGTCAACTCTTTTGTTTCCCATACGCGCATAATGATTGCGTCATTATATCCGTATCGCTTCCACGCATGGATGCTCACAATTTGGCTGTCATCATTCCAAATCACGCCGTTAAGCGCATCGAATACGCCCTTGCATAGATTATCTATGTCTGGTCGCGATGGTTTGTATACGCTTCTTTCTCGCAGTTCTGCGAGACGCTTCTTTCCCCACGATTTTGGGTGCTTCCAAACGAACTCTACTGACACAAACAGCATCCCTGATTGATTCCGCTGGCTCGGATCTGTTTGCGCCAATGCCATTGCTGTGATCGCTTTTTGGTAGTCGGTTACGGCTTTGCTCTGGTAGCTGTGCTTACCCATGCGAAAGCTTTGCTTTGCTTTCGCCGTGATGTCGAAATATAGGCTGATCATTTTCCGCTCCATAGAAAGAGCAGCAAAAATATGATGCCTATGCCGGCAGCGATGTTCAGGTGTGGAATGTTCACCCGAAAAACATACGCAATCACCAGCGGAGTTTCTGCAAGTATCGCTATCAGAAGGCTTATATTTGCTATTTTGTGTTTCAATTTCTTGCTCATGATTTTCTCCTTTGGGTTGTCCCAGATTTATGTTCCATCCTCATCGCCATCT